GTAGATATTGTGCTTGTAAAAGTTGAAGCATCGTCTGCTGTTAAAGCACCAACTCTTAAATTTTCATAATCAGTCACAGTAACATTCCCTGCAGTTGTTCCATCATCATCTGTATCTATAAATCCAAAAGTGTTTGCTGACTCATCCCAAATCATTGCTACATTAGCAGGAGCCGAATCTGAAGAGCCTCTTTTAATAACCAGCCCTGCATCATAAGCGTTATTGCTTGGCTGTGAATCATATTTATTAAGTAAGATTAAGGGGTCTTGAACATTTAGATTAGTGGTTGAAACCTCGTGAACTGCTCCAGTAGTTGTAAGCGTTCCACCGACTATAACATTTGTAGCCGTTAAAGTTGAGCCTGAGAATGTCAGGTCTGAGTCCTCACTAAGCACACCATTTGCTCCATAGATTGCAACATTGCCTGATGATTGACTATCTGCAGTTAATGTGGATGCTCTTAGATTATAAGAACCAATGTCAATATTTGCTGAGGCTGTTATGCCTGCGGTTGTAAGTGCTGTTATTGTTGTACCTGCAATAGTTCCACCCTCAACCTTATCACCTGAAATCTGATTATTTGCTAAGGTAAATGTTCCTGCACTCACATCTAAAGTTTTGCCTGAGCCGACTGTGACATTAGAAGTTGCTATTGTAGCCCCATCTATTGTCCCTGAGTCAATATCCACTTTAGATATATTAACCTCACCAGTTCCATTTGGTGTTAAATCTATATTTCCATTAGAATCTGTAGAGGTAATTGCATTGCCGTTAACATTAACATTATCAACCTGAAGGGCGGTTAATGTTCCAACTGAGGTAAGGTTAGGCATAGCTGTAATCTCATCATCAAAGTAAGCTGAGAGGTCTGTGACGGCTACCTGTTTCATTGTGCCACCATCATTAAAGACTACTCTGTCCGCATCAGCAACAGCAGTGCTTGTGGCACTTGTGTCACCATCTATTATATTAAGCTCTGTGGTAGATACATTTGCCCCATCTAAAATCTCTAATTCTGCTTCACTTATCGTTGCACTGCCTATTGTAAATTGTGTTGTTATTATTGGGCTTGCCAAAGTTTTATTTGATAAGGTTTGTGAGCCTGCTAAAGTTGCCACTGTAGAATCTATTGCAACTGTTAAAGTATTGCTAGAGCCTACTGTGTCTATACCAGTTCCACCTGCAATGTCTAAAGTCTCACTGTCAAGGTCTATATTTAAAGCCCCACCTGAATCACCTTGAAAATCTAAATCTTGTGCCGTTATTTGGCTTTGAATGTAGCTGACTACAGATTGTTGGGTTGGAATTAAAGTTGCAGAGTTGCTACTCATGTCATCTTCATCAACAAAAGCTGTGACAGTTATTGAGCCATCAGATAGACTGCCAAAAGTTACTGTGCCTGATGAGGTCATATTTGTTGCAGATAAGGTAGCTCCACTAAATGATAAATCTGAATCGTTAGAAAGAACCCCATTTGTGCCTGCAAATACTACTCTGCCACTTGTTAATCCATCAGCAGTAAGCGTTCCTGCTCTTAGGTCATAAGAACCTATATCAACATTATTTGCCACTGTTAAAGAAGTAATTGCATCTACTGTTCCACCATCAATGTCAGGTGTGTTTATATCAGGAGCAGTTAAAGTTTTATTTGTTAAAGTATCTGTTGTGGCAAGACCTACAAAAGTATCAGTTGAATCAGGGATAGTCCAAGTTCTATCTGCAGTTGGGTCTGTGATTGCTAAAGTGGTTTCATAAGCATTAGCAGTAGAACCCTCAAAAACTAAATTTGTTGTAATTGTTGCATTGAAAGCAACTGTGTCATTTGCTACACTGTCGCCAATACTAGAATTTCCAGTAGATGTAAAATTAGCAAACTGTGCTGTGCCAGTTCCTGTCAGGTTTCTAATTCCACTAACATCTAAGCTTGAGTCTGTAGTTAACACTTTACTAGCTTGGGCAGACCCTAAACTTGATATGTCTAAATAATTTAACTCTGTTGCACTTGATGTGACTAATGTGCCACCTAACTTCAGCCCATTAGAACCATCATGTGAGGCTACATCAAAATCATAAGAACCATCAATGATTTTAACTCCAGTTGTCGCAAATGCTATTGGAACTAATGTCCCATCTCCATCATAAATGTTTGTATATGAACTACTAACACCCCCACTTTCTTCAGTGTGGATTAAAGTTGCATATCCTGAACTTATGGCAATATTGGTTAAGTCAGGTTGGCTTGCCATTATATTCTCCTAATTATTTTTTTTATTAAATGAAAAAGCCTCATTTAGAAGCCCATGCTGTTGAAATCTTTTGTCTATCACTGCTATCTTGAGCAGTAGTCACTCCATCATTTGTCTTGAGATAACTTTTCTTCTTGTGTTGTTCTTGCATCTGCTTAACAGAATTAGCAACTTTACTGTCCCATGTAGGAAATCCATTTCCTTTGAAAACAGCTATTGAAGCCCCCATACATTTAGTGATTGAATTTTTATTGCACTTAGGGCATTGGTTTGGTTCTTGCTCGCCTTGTAAGGTTATTTCTTCCCAAACATTTCCACAGTCGCATTTCCAATCAAATATAGCCATTTCTTTTTCCTTTTAGTAAAGTGGGGGAGTGTTTAAACAGCCCCCCACTTAACATTGAGAGTATTATCTTAACTATTTAAACGTTATGATACTCATAAACTCTAGCACCAAAAGCAAGCACACCTCCGTAAATCGTGTGACTTACAACTTGGTCTGCAAGTGCCGTAACCGAATAATCAACCTCGGTTTTTATTTCCATCGCTCTTGCGAAAGCAACTGCTGTCCTGTGATACAGGTAACCTGCTTCATCTGCGTCTGCAACGCCACTGATAGCATTAGATGCCCTTACTTCTGCACCCATTATCATCCCGATTTCTCCGTTTTGGATTGCTCTTGCGTTTCCATATTTAGAAGCATCAATAAAATCTTCCAAAGCCAAGAGAGATACATAAGATGCAGGATTAACTGTTAGAAAGAAATTACCATCAAAAGGCACATCTGATGCCATTAGTGATGCAATACCTGTTCTAATTAAGGCAGTTGTGAAAGTATTGTCAGCACCTAAGTCTGAGATACTTCCAGTGTCTGTCTCAATTACGCTTTCAATGTAATCATCCATTTTCTTTGCTAAAGCAAAGCCAAATTGATTGGTTTCCATTTGAAACATAGAGGGTTGAGTCCAAACCTGAGAACTCGTCTCAATTTGCTTGGCAACGTATGAATGCTGGTCAACAGTCAAAGTGATTGCACCATGTGTGTCTGCTCCATAAGTAACATCAGTCCCTGCACTCTTTGCAGAGGCTGTTGGTGTTGTTGCTTTTGGAATAGTAAGAACTTGTCCGCCACCACCTTGCACTAATGAGGAAAAAGAAGTATCAACAGTGTTTTCAAACACCAAATTTCTTTCCATTGAGGCAAGGACAGCATCTGAGAGCATGGCACGTTTATTTTGGGTTGACGTGCTAATTGTCGTGTTAGCCATATTTTAATTTGTCCTGTTCTGCAAGCTATTAGAGTTGATACTTAGCCATAATTTTGTCCCACTTACTAGCGAATCCACCATTTTTGTCAGGCTCCTTAAAAGGATTATCTGCCAAGTTTGGCATCCCACTAGCAGGGATGGAAGCATCAGTTTTAACTACTTGCTTAATTGGTTGTTTATTTAAATCACCAACATAAGATTCTAATTCAATCAAATCTAGTTTGCTTGCTATCTTCTGTTGTGACTCAGTTAGTTCAACAGCTTTTAGTAGCTGTTCTCTTTTTTGATTCTCGTAAGTCTCCCACTGCTTGGCTTTTTCTTCAAGCTTATTCATTTCTGATTTAGATTCATCAAGCAGAGCTTTATACTCTCCCTGTTTTTCTAGCTCAGACTTTCTTTTAGTTTCAGCTTTAGTTTTATAAGCTTCTAATTCAGCTTCTGCCTGCTTACGTTTTGCATTGACTTCACTGAATCTAGCATAGGGAATAGAATCACTTACACTTTTGACACCTAGTGAGGTGGTTTCTTGTGAGGTTTCTTTTACGGCATTTTCCTCAATGCCTTGTTCTTGTTTTACATCTTCAGACATGATGGTCTCCTGTTTATTGTTTTTTTCCAAGATTAATAATTTCATCATCTATCTCAAATAGATTAATTTTTCTCTGTATCTCGTCTTCAAAAGTCCTTGCTAAAAATGCCATGTTTTTATTTGATAACCCATAAAGGTCATACCCTCTTTTTGCATTTCCTAAAACTATCTCACCATTATCAAAAGTGATTGCAAAGCCTTTATCTGTGGCTTTGCTTTTAATTCTGTTTAGTGTGTCACCAGTTAAGTGCATATTAACAAAGTTTGTTTGAGTATCAGCAGAAACTCCTTTTTTCTTTTTACCTGATAAAGCTTTGCCTGCTTTCTTCCTTGCCTTATATTCTGCTGATTTGTATTTAAGATTGCTCTTATTGTTCTGAAACTTCCCTCTTTCAGCATCTTGCTCAATCCTCCCTTTTGTATCTTCACCCATATCAGCCATGAACTGTTGTGAGAATAATACAACATCTATGGCTTCCATTAGTTTCTCCTCACTCCAACAGGACTAAACTTGTGACGGCAATTAAACCCACCGCATTTCACTTGGTCAAACTTTGCTTTTTCATACTTAGCTACATATTTTTTTTTCTTATTATCCCACACTGGCAATGGGATTTTTTTCTCTCCCATTTTCTTGCCTAAATCTCTTATCTCTTTAGCTGTAAAACCTTTTTTGTTTTGCTGATTATCAATAAAATACCTACAGGCAGGTCTGTTCTTATTGTCCTTACTGCCAATATATCTAAATAATTTATTTGGGGTCTGTTTAAACACATTCATGGTTGAAGTTCTTGAGAACTGTGCAAATGAATCCCTAGCAATCATCCTTGACTTCTCCCCAATAATTGTTTCACCCCACTCAGCACTTAACCTTTCAGATACTAGGCTTGATGGCTCACCTGAAATGATACCCTTTAAAAGCTCTGACTTAAGCCGTTTTGTTTCTGAGCCAAACTTACCTAGCAACACTTCACCATCTAAGTCTCTAAGTAGCTGTAACTGCTGTGCAATCATTTCTGTGCCTGCAGATGATAATAAGATTTCTGCCCCTGTCCCAATAGTTCTAGCTCTTGCAATCTTTTGGAACTCCTTAAGAATAGTCTCTGCTTCTGTGTCGTAGCCTTGCATAAGAGTTTTAAAAGATGTGTTAAACCCTGCTTGTTGTAGCTCCATAAAGAAATCAAGCTCCCTAGCCACTCTAAGGATTTGGGTATCACTAAAGCCTTCAATGGCTGTACCCATCTTTTTAATCTTAGTAAAAAGAACCTTACTGATTGAATCCAAGTCATTAAAAAACTCATCAAATATGTCTTTTGTGAATGCCATTAAGCATTAATCAATCTTTCAACCAAGCTACCTTGTGGCTCAGGTTGTGCGATTGCTTGAACTTCTTGAATCTTCTCATCTGCAATCTCTCCTAGCTTTGCTGATAGTTCAGCTTCATCCATATCTTTATTATAATGTAACAACAATTCTTTTTGGGTCAAGATGCCCATGCTTTTCTTTTTCTCTAATACAAGCAACTCATCTAATTCAGAGATAGGGAAATCCATCTCAGGGAAGTCCACATAAAAATCTTCTGCAATTCGGATGCCTGCATCTTGTTCTAAAATAACCCTATCTACGTCAAATCTTTCTTGTTCAAAAGTTCTCCATGTATCTTCCACACTGGCTTCCCTTTGCTCAATACTCTCTATGTTTAAAATCTTTAATGCTTCCCCACTAATAGCTGAGTTACCCACATCAGCGAAACTAATATTTAGATGATTGTTTGATGCTACTGATTCAATAAAAAATTTGGTAGTGTCTATGATTTCTTTAAGCCCACCACTAGGGGCTGTCATATTAAATGATGTATCACTAGGCAAACATAAAACCTTATCTATACCTACTTGAATAGGTTCACTAGGATTGATGTCTAGTCCACTAATCCATTTGACCCCACCAGTTGCTCCCATCCTAATAGCTAATGCTAGTTCAGTCATGGCTAAGTCTAATTGTAATGAGGCTTGAATAATATCACTAGCATTACCACCAAAGTAGTCTCTGACTCTTGGCTGTCTTCTAGTGAAAGTAAACGGCAATATGCTTTCACCTTTGCTGTTCCTATAAGGGTTAAAATTGCCCTCATTAATACTGTAAATCTGACCATTGGAGTCAATTAAAAAATGATAACCCTGCTCTCCCTCTGAGCCAACTGACCAGAAAGCATAAAGCTCCTTCTCTAACTTACCAAATCCGCTTCTTTGAATAGGGTACATGATAGCCTTTGGCTCGTCTTGCATACCATCAACAAAGTAAACATGATAGAAAGGCACTAGGTCATATTTCATTTGTTCTTTGTTCTCGTCCCATCTTGACCTCATGCACATGTTGCCCAGCAAAAAATTAAGCTCTTCCAGTTGACGGCATTTCTGATTCAATCCCTTAGTGACTTCTTTGTATTTATCATCTACTATTCTTTCAATGTCTAAGCTCTTTCCATATACATTAGAGGATGCTTTACAGAATCTTCTTACAATAGATTGGCTAAACATAGGGACACTTCTTAGGGTGTCTGAATCAAAATAACTTTTAATATATTTATCAGTCTCAGTGTGTTCATAGTAATCAAGAAACATCTCAATCTCTTGCCATCTACTTGTTTCTATTCTGTCTAACTCACTCTTCAGAGTCTTTTGTATTGTCGCTAGTGAAAGGTCAGGTATAATCATTTTAAAATTCCAATGTAGTTGCTGTGCGTTTATATGCAGGGTTTTTCAATGAAATATAATAACTGGATGCATCTAAAAAATGTGTCAAAGTTTGGTCTTTCTTTGATAGAGAGCCATCATTTTCTCTTTGACATAATTCATAGTCCTTGATTAGATTAATGCACTTAGGTGCAACAGTCATTCTAATTTTGCCTTCACTGTCTTTCAATAATCTATTTAAGCTATACAGTCTATCTTTAGTGTGTGGAGCTGATTTACTTGCATATACATTGAATCCGTGGTCTCTAAGGATGGAATGGTCACTCATGTTATTTTTAGCCACTGTGCTTCTACTTTTGCCTGCAGGGTCGGGATAGCAATCTTTTATATAAGGGTACTTCTTTTTCATTAGCTTCGCCATCTCATCAGTGTTAGAATTATGTAAAACCAGCTCATCCACTACTGCTAAAGTAGAGTCTGAATAGGTTCCCATCACTAAGCATGCCATCGTACTTACATTAAAATCTAAACCAAAAAACATCTGAGGTGGCATATCTTCCACCTTTACCACATGGACATTCCTGTCAAAGTTCCAGACAGCCTTATTTCCTGAAGTCAAGAAAGTGCCTAACATTTCCTGCTTATATTGGTCAGCTGTCATTGTTTTCTTAGCTTCAAGCACAGCCTTCTTTGGAATCATCCCATGTTCCAAAGTCGTAAACTGCCAAGATTTATACATAGGGTTAGCACCTAAACCAAGAAGGAATTTTGAATACAGGTGGTTAAATCCATTTGGAGTAGAAGTTAATAATGCTTTAGCGTTATGGTCTAATAACATTGGTGTTATAATCTCCTCAAAGAAGCCTTCTTTGATGTAAGCCATTTCATCTAAGACAACACCATTGCTTCCATCCTTACCCAAGCTAATTCCCCTAAGACTATCAGGGTTATCTGCTCCCTTAAGCGATAGCTCTGCCCCATTATCAAATCTAAAAGATAACTCGGTCTCATTGATTTTTACATCTCCAAATTGTAGCATTAATTCTTTCATCAAAGGAAACATAATGAGCTTTGCCTGCCTGTAATAAGGGGCGATATATAATCTTCTTTCCCCCTGTTGAAAAGGTTGGTGCAGTAGAAACACTGCTGACAAAACAGATTTGCCCCACCTTCTCCCAGTTATTAAAATTTTTACTTTGGCTTTGTGGCTTAAAATATCCCATCTAGTTCTGTCTAGTATTATTTCCATGTATAGACTGTGTAAACAGCTTAGTCATTTGGCTCTGTAATTTTCATTACTTGGATTGGTTCATTAGATGTTACTGACATTTTATGCAATGCCGTTCCCTCTGTTCTATCTGCTATAAATTTAATACTGTTTAAGTCTCCCTTAAGAGCCATTCCATAAACCTTTTCTAGAATCATTTCTTTTAAAGTCTTATCACCTGAGACAACTTTATCCCCTATCTGTTCTAAGATGTCAGAAATGGCAAAACCCTTGCGAGGTCTGCCATTTGGATTCCCTGATGTTCCCTTTTTGAACGTGCCATCCCCATTCCTGTTCTTTTCCTGTAGTTCAGGGGTTTCATCAATTGAGCTAATAAGATGTCACCTTTCTCTTTTTAGAGCCTTTAGCACCCTTTTTAGAGCCTTTTCTAGAGCTTGGTTTCTTCTTCTTGGGATAAGAGCCGTAAGGCATAATTATTTTTAGTTTTCCATTACTTATAAAACCTTCTTGATTTGGTTGTAAGAACTTTGGTTGCAACCTTAGTCTTTATGGTTTTTGTTTGTCTGCCCTTTTTTATTGCCTTGAATTAGTTTCAGCAGTTTCAGGCTACCATAAGCCATGTCTAATATTAAGCATAAAAGCAAGGGTGTTTCTGTTAACTTTAATTAAGGACTGTTTTAACAGTTAGCTAACTCTTAACTAAGAGCTATAAATACTATAAAGATATAAATATAAATATAAATATTATAATAACAAAAAAGCCCCACATTTCTGCAGGGCTTCTTTTCTTTTATTTGGTTAAGGTTTTAGAAATTATAATCATAAAACTTAATAGCATTATCATTCATTCTATATTTATTGCCATGTGAGTCTTTCCAAGTTGTGTAACCCTTTTTAGGATTGCTAAAGCGTATTCTAAAAACTGGTCTTTTTTCATTAGAAGTTATTTCCCATTTTTGGTCACGCTGATTATTTAAATGACCTGCAAAGCCACCCACCGACCAGTCTCTTTTCCATTTTAATTCCTTAGAATCCATTTCTCTAATTACAACA